TATATATATTGATATAAAAAATAAAATATATATAAGAAATTCACTTTTTTCTGTAACAAGTGTAACACGACTTCAAAAAACCACTCGCACCAATACCTAGAACGTGTTACACTTTTTTCAAAAAAGTGTAACAAAGTGTAACAAAAGTGTAACACTATTCCACCACATAAACACGACAAAGCTTGTTGTCAATGCGTTTCGTCTTAGTTCCTAGGTTAAATTTATTCTTAATTTTCCTACTGAACTGATTAATAGTTATATTTTCGTAACCTTCTCTTACACAATATTCTAAATATTCTAAATAAACATCACCGGTTTTAGCCTCGATAATTAAATCCCTATTCAACGTTTCTAAATATTCACTAACAGGATCAATCTCACTTTTATACTCCTCGAACGCCTTATCCGTAAACTTACTTTCTGTAAATTTCCTATTCTTAAGCACTCTCTTTAACCCAGCAATACCGATATTAATTAGATATTCCATGCTCTGTTCTGTTACTAATTCATCAATCACAAACGGTTTGTAATTAGCATTACTACTATCAAAATACGCTTTAAACGGCACAATCACCAACCTACTTAATATTGCGGGTGCGTCATCGCCATCACCCAACTTCGGTATATTGTTCGCACTGTATATCAATTTGCAATACGGCGTAAACTCAAATTTATCACGGCCCTTTTGTTCAGCATTAATTTTTTCACCCGATACAATCTTTTTAAATTGTTCTGTATCATATAGTTTCTTATTCGAAATATCATCGCCAATATTCGCTAATTTATTAACCATCATAACCGTAGAAAATCTATCACTTAAATGTTTAATGTCTAAAACAGAAGTATTTTTCGCCCCGAGCAACTCTTTTAACATATTAAGAAAAGTACTCTTACCATTTTGCTTTTGTCCAGTGAGTATAAACGCTTTCCTCAACTCATTGCGTCTGTAAAACGTATAACCTATCATTTCTTCGATTAACATTCTTATACCCTTATCATGTATTGCCAAATTATCAAGGATTTCATCGGTTAACGGCGCGTAACTACTAGGATTATAATTCCAATCGATTTTATTAGTAATAACTACCTCAGGTGTAAAATCACTAAACTCATCAGTAACAACGTTATATAAGCCGTTCTTAAAAGCAATAATGTTCGGCGAACCTAACTTCCATTCGTTATTAACAAGAATTTCTAACTTATTAATTACCTCTTTACGTTCGCGACTTTTAAAATTAGGCATGTACTTATCAATAACACGTTCCAACTCCAACGTCCCAAACTGATATATCCCGTCTTTATAAACATGTAAATTACCGTTAATACGTTTAATATGATGTTCACTTATCAGAAATCTACTGAATTTGTCGTAACTTAATTTTCCACCCTCATAGAACACCGTCTCAGTGAACGCCTCATCTCTAAGTATCACTTCTAACTCATTATCTTCAAGCGGTGTGTCAAAAACATACTTGTTAATCAATCGTATAGTCTGTCTAACTTCTTCTTTTTCGAAGTCGTGACTTTGTAAAATGAGAATGTACTTAAACAACGTACTATTTCGACCATCATTTAACTTGCTAACATCAATGCCATTCTTAATCGGCTCTAAAAATTTAGGTAAGTAATCATAAGTTTCGCTGTCCCACTCAACGAACCGCTCCGCTCCGTCTTTCTTAAGAACTTGATACGAATTCCTGCACCCGACCTTAATATCAGCCTTAATCCCTAACGCTAAATTAACATTAGTAGCATTTCTCTCAACACTTTTATTCTTAAATAAGAAGTGCTTACCTCTAGTTGTTTGATAGACCTTACAATTTAACTGCAACCCCTCAACTAAATTCATTAACTTTTCAGCGTTCTCCTCATCGTCAATGTCAACAAGGATCACATCATCTTTCAAAACTCCGCCATAAGATTTTAATTTTTTAATTTCTTCAAAAGTCTTTAATTTTTCACCATTCTTAAACTTATCAATCGAGCCCTTACCGTTCGTCTCCACGAAACCTCTATAAAGTGACTCCATATTTTTTAACCCTCCTTATCGTTTCGTGTATATACCAATCTTCGTTACAGTACTTCCCTTCCGTCGATACTTTAAAAGAAAATACCCCCTTAATTGCTCGCCCATACCAACTAGCGAATACTCTGTAATTCGGCTTAGCTAATATCTGAAATTCTCTTTCATCTTTGCAATTATTAATAGTTTCCGCTATCATCTCGCCAGACGCTAAATAACGGCGTATAGCACGTCGGATTATACTTTCGGTATAATTACCCTCAGAACACTCTCGCAACTCTCCTACAGCCTTTATTTCGTCTCCTACAAGCAAATAATTATTAACGTCTTTCTGATATATCTTGTCATACTTCTCTAACTTCAATTTAAACCCGCTTCCACGTTCCCAACGCTCGCATACTTCTTTAACTTTGCCATAGTCGGCATACTCAACAATAACGCCGTCCGTGTTAGTCTGAACCAACATTGTATATGGCTCTAACATTTCGATTAGTGATGTAATTAACAACTGACCATTAACGCATATCATATTACTCGCTCTAGGATTGTATAAATCACTATGCGGGTTTTTAAAATTACCGACTATACTCGTATCCGCTAACTTATACGGTAAGCGTTCAGGTTTGCCTTTAAGTTTTAAATTTTGCTCGTGAATGTACTCGGCTCTAGCTGTATTCTTGATATTGAAATAATCAAACCTTCTCAACATTGCAGGATAGAACGTCTCAATATCGATAACTAAAATCGGACATTTACTAACATAAGACTTTCTAGCACCGTGACAACCACCATATCCGTAAGTATGCTCAACCCCAGCAATCAATGTAGTAAGTTTCTTTGAATAAGTTTTATTGTTTTCGAAAAACTTCGTAACATGAGGATATTTCAACAAAATGTCCATTACAGCAAAATCAAACTCATCACCACGTTTAGGTGTACCACCCAACGCATACGCAGTAATACTAGCAATACTAGAGTTTAACAAATAACTAGGTAGGTTAAACTCTTTAATAAGCGTTGTCTTACACTTGTAAATATCGATATTTTCAAAGAATACCTCAACAACTGCTTCTAACTCCGTTTTAACGTTGTAAGAGTTCATCTTGTATTGAATATTGTACTTATCCTTACAATCATAAACCGTAACAACTTTCTTAAAATATTCGGCTTGGTCGTACGTGATCCATAATTCCGACTTGTTACGATTGATATATATATCCAAATCAGCGTTATTATCAATTATCAAATTTCGTTTCGTATTAAAATCAGCAATATGTACGTTGCCGTTCTTAACATAGTAAAATATCATAATTAACCTCCTAAGAGGTCGAGGGCGTTACCCCTCGAACACTTCTAAAATTTTGTAAACGTCATAACCGTTTTTGTTTTTTGAATATTCCAACGCATACTCAAGGTTGTTTTCGTCAATATATTCTTTAATTTTGTCTATAAGTTCCGCGTACTGTTGATAACTAACGAATTTAACGCTAACAACACCCTCTGTTAAACTTTCTAAAAACGATTTGATAATACCAATTTTTTGACCAGTATCGACAAGTTGGTTGTGGAATATTTTACTTCCGCTATATTCTCCGTCTAATACCGTGTACCATATTTTAATCATGGGCTTATCAGTCTTACTCATTCCAAGTTCTAACTTGTCAACACTCACCTCATATTCTCCATGCGGTACGTCCTTAAACTCTCCATTCTCTGAATTAACCGCGTCTTCTCTAAGTCCTTGTAAATCTACTTGTTTGTCGTATTTGCTAAAATCTATCATTATTATTCTCCTCTTTTTCTTCTTCTAGTTTTTGGTTTTTCTTCTTCTTTTTCTTCTGTAAATGGGTTAACTACTTCGTTTCCGTCATCATCTTTTAATGTAAATAGATCATCTTCTTTAGTCTTACGTCTACGTTTTGTTTTTTCCTCTACCTCAGCTTCTACAGTATCTGGAATTGAAGTGTCTGGCGGTGTAGTTTCTTTCACTTCTTTACTTTTAACTACCTCTTTACTTTTTACCCCTTCTTGTGCCTCAACAAGCGCTTCTTTAAACTCATCAATATCTAAATTAATAAGATCACGTTTGAAATTAAATCGACCCCCACCGAATGCGTTTCTAACTTTCTTAAGTTGTAATTTCCTTACACCCTCATCATCAACGAACGCTCTTACAGTCAAATCAACAGTCCCGCTCAACACGTTAGCAGTCTTACTGTCAATGTTTGGCTCAAATGTTGTTCTTGCATTACCATTTTTTAACTTAATTTCTTCACGTTTTTCTTTTGAAATGTAAACAATTCTATATCCTAAACTCTTAAGACGTTTAATCGCATTATTAAATTCAGAAGTGACAATTTGCCAACCTTTCCCAAATCCACCGTCCGACTCATGTTCCCAGTCGTATTTGTTAAATATATACGTTCTACACAATTCTCTTAAATCCTCAACTAAATCAACTGCAACAGTTTCGAAAGTATTTTCTTGTGTTTCTAAACTATCGATTAATTCTAAGAATGTCTCCCAGCCAAATTTCGTCTTCAGCATACGACCCTCTTTTGTCTTTTCATCTCGAATTGTTACAAACGGGCTTTCTGTATTATCCGTGTTCCCATCGGTATTAATAAATAACACGTTGTCAAACTTATCTACAAAAGTTGATTTTCCTACATAGCTATCTGCATAAATCCACATGTCTGGCTTTGTATCAATAACTCTTTCTCTCTTAATATTCTTTGGTAATTCAAACATATAATTTTCTCCTTTTTCTAAATTTCTACAGTAGTCACAATATTGATTTTTGCAATACGGAAACATACCACTAAAATTTGTGTTTTTTATTTTTTTTGTTATTTTGAAAAATTCTTCAACTTTTACCGCGTCATAATCAACATATTTAACGTATGGCTGTTCCAATGTAGCGACTATACGCTTTCTAAAATTGAACAATTCTTCTAGTTTCTTTTGTCTAATGAACGTCTTAGGCACAAAAATGTAACCAAGACTTTTTACTGACTTTTTAAAAATTTTCTCATAATAATACTTGTAAATGTGCAACTGTCTTGACTTTAAATAGTATTCTTCATTATTTGAATATTTAAAATCGTACAAACTAACACTGCCATCTTTATTGTGAATAACGAGGTCGATATACCCTACAAAATCATTTGTCTTTAACTCGACTTCATACTCACATTTAAAGGCGTTTAACTTACGTTTCACTCGGTCAACTTGTATATCCAACTTAATCAACTCATTGATATGTTTGTCAGAAATTTTCGGAAAACTATCGCAATAAATTTGTTCGTAGTCCTCACCCTCAATCCCCTTGTGTAACGCTGTACCAATGATTAACGGGTTATCCGCGTCTAAATTCGGTATTAAATCAATACCAAAAATATATTTAAACTGGAATGCTAATTTACACTTTTCAAATAATTCAACTCTTGAATAGCTGTAAATCATAAGCGACTAATGTATCTAATTAGATCATGTGTTCCGTCCAGAACATCTCTAATTAACTTGTCCTTTTGTTCTTTAATTCTTTCTTCAAATCTTTCTCCGGAAATTTTATCAATCACAAAATTTTCTGGTAAGAAACAATCTTCAGAATATTCATAAAATAACGCTATTTGTAAGCCATATCTAGTTTGAACAGTTACCAAATCACCTTTTTTTAAATTTTTAATGTCAGTCCAAAATATGTATTTCTTATTTGAGAAATCCCCATGTTTTGCCTTAATTCTAACGACCGCTTTTCGCATATAATCCCTCCACTAATTTTTTAAAATTTTCAAATCCGCTAGGCTTAAGTACCATCGCTATACCGCCCGCTTGTCTTATTTGTTCTATTTTTTTCAACTGCAACTCACTAGGTTTCCCAGTTTCTCGCTTGACTTCAATTCCTAAGAAATATCCATTGCAACAAGCCAGAATGTCGGGTGTACCTTTAGCACCAAAGAACTCTGGGTTGTATTTAATGAACCACGCACCTTGCTCTTTTAAATATTTTTTAACTTTGTTTTCGAATTGTTTTTCTGTCTGCATTATTTAAACACCACTCGCAAACTTTCAGCGCGTCTTGTAACTTTTGGATAATCTTCTAATAGTTCAGCATAAGAAACGGGTTCTTTCTTTTGAAACTCTTTCAAATCAATAGAAGTGCTTTCACTCGCTTTTGTAACGGTAACTTTAACAAGGTCGTTGTCAATCGACTTAATACCATGTTCTAACATAGCGTCTAGTAATTGTTTTTTAGCATTTTTTGAAATTTCTTCTAGTTTTTTCTTCTCTTCCTCAACATTTTTTAGTTGATTAAATAACTCTAAATTATGTTCTTGAAATTCTTGTATTGAATAACTCATTTGTGTAATCTTCTCCTCTCTCTAACGCTTCATATATATCTTCTTCGATTGAATTCTCAACTTTAAATCTATAATAGAAGCACGGTCTCTCTTGACCTATTCTATGTATTCTTTTGATTGCTTGCATATAGTCTTCGCATTTCTCGGTTGGGCTGTAAAAAATTAAGTGGTTTGCCTTCTGCATGTTATGTCCTTTTGCTCCGGCTTGATATTGCATAAGAGTTATCGAGTTGTTGCAACATTCATAATTAACCTTGTCAACAACATCACCGTTAACGTACGACAACGCCCTATCTTTTGGAATGCAATTTTTAATGCTCTTTAATTCATCTTTAAAATTGTAAAATATAATTAATCTACCCTCTGTTGAATTGATTAGATCCTTTAATTTTTCTTGCTTATATTTGTTATGGATAGTAGCAATTTGACGAAGGTGTAACCTTTGTTTAAGTTGGGTATCTCCGATATATTCAACATCTTTCAACTCCAATACTGAATGTTTTTCAAAGTGCTTATATTCTTTTGTATTCTTTATTTTCACATCAATAAAATTTTGTTCTGGCAAATCAAATACCTCTTCTGTCTTCATAAACACGCACCCATACTCACGCATTTTTCTTTTTAGCCTTTCGACGTTTTTATAAGGCTCTTTTTTGTCTAATTTGTAAAATACTCTTCCAAAACGTCTCTCTAAACTTCGGTTTAAAAATTGATTGTAAAACACATTTTCTTTAATATCCCAACCTAGCAAATTTAATTGAACCCACAATTTTTCGTACTTCCCGCTTGTAGGAGTACCCGATAATAAAATAAGATTTTTAAATTTCAATTTCTGAACCAGTTTAGAAATGTTAGTCTTGCTGTTTCCCAATACTGAACTTTCATCAACTATTAACGTGAAATTTTCAAATTTTAATAGATCCTTATATTTAGGTCTGTACGTTTTTTCGTAATTGATAACAGCGACTTTCGGTTGTCCGTATTCTAAGAATTGCGATACTACTTTTTCATTTTTTAATTTAAAAACCGCATAATCGTAAAATTTCTCAAAATGTTCAACCCAATCATCAACTTTTGAATTTTGGCAAATAACAAGAATATCATTGTTAAACATTTTCGCTTGTTCACTTGATACGAACGTCTTACCGAGCCCCATATCGAGATAATAAGCAACGCGTTCTCTGTTACCCGCTTGTTTGATTGCTCTTTCTTGGTGTGGGTGTAGTTTAATCATTGTTTACTGCTATTTCCAACATTTTTGCTATATATTTTAATTTTAATTTTAAAATCTCAGCCAGTATCTTCACTTCTAACTCTTCATTTTTTTTGAAATCCTCACTTGTTACAAATGTATTAATCCCTTCAATCAACAGTACATTGATTGTAGTTTCCAACTCATTTTCTGGGATTTTTAAAAGGTCTAAAATTCCTAAAATTTCTTTATCTATTGTTACTTGCATTGTTTGTTCTCCTTTTTGTTCAATATCTTCTAGTTTTTTATTCATCCGTACTACCAAACCCACCATTTCTAGTATCGTTTTTAATTCGTACACCGTGTGTTACTGGTAATACTTTGTTAAATATCCCTTGTGCAATTCTAGTGCCTTTTTCAATAGTGATATGCTCGTTAGTTAAGTTTGTGAATTCAATCATTATATGTCCTTCATTTTTGGGGTTATTGTAATAATCCGCGTCTACAATTCCAACCCCATTGCTCATTAACAATCCCATGTTAACTGGTATGCTACTTCTAGAAAAAATTTGTAAATATTCATCGTTTTGCATGAATGCCTTAACACCGGTTGGCACTAACGTTGCTTGTCCTTTAAATCTAAAGGCTGGGATTACAATATCCGAACTTGCTATAAAATCCACCCCAGCACTATGGATTGTAGATTTTATAGGCAATTCCCCGTTCATTCCTTCTATTAATTCAAATCCTCTCATCTCTTCCTCCTACTCAAAATGTTTCTCAAATCTTTTGTCGAACCCAACCCACATTGAACCTGTTGCCAACAAATACCCTGCAAACAATTGTTCAAACTCAATTTTTGTCATTGCTAATGCGCATAAGAATATAATTGTAAATGTCCAATATATTAGGTTGAGTGTTCTTTTTCGTAAATGTTTAATCATGAGTTATGCTCCTTTTAACTTTTCAACCCATTCGGGATCTTTACCAAAATATTTTGTGAGGAATTTCTCTAAATTTAATAATGCGATATTTGAAATTGGTAAGTTGGTCTGTATTGTTACTTTCATTAAACGACCTCCTCTATGAACTCCATTATCTCGTTGTACTTTTCGTCAAGTTGCTTATTTAATTTATCAGCTTTCTTTCTAACTTCTTCTGCTTCTTCTTTTCTGTTTTCGTAAAATAAATCAACTTGTCTAAGTTCCGCATTTGATAATTCATCACCTATTTTTTTGTATTCCTTAATAAGTGTTTTTAATTTTTCTTTTGTCACATTATCTCCTTTCTGTTAACATTTGTTAACCTTTATTTTAAAAAAAATATGATGTTATTTCTGTTTTTTTGATATTTAAAATATCGCATGCTTTGTCAATTTCAGCGGTCGTCCAAACGCCATCATCTTTTAATTTCTTAATCAATGTAACGTTTGACATATCCATGAGAATTGCAAAGTTGATATTTGCCTTGCAAATATCCGTTATACGCTTCTGCAATTTAGCGTATTTATTGCGTGGTGTCATGCAATGCACCTCCTTTATTTAATTTTAAAAGTTAACATTTCTTAACTTTGATAGTTTAATTATATAATGAACTTTTTAAAAAGTCAATAGTTTTTGTTAACATTTTTTAACTTTTTTTATTTACTTTTTTTCTTCTATATAATATAATAAAGATAAGGAGGTGATTGAAATGAAAATTTCAACTACTAAAGACCGCTTAAGACAAATAATGGCAGAACGAAATTTAAGACCGGTCGACATTTTGAAACAGTCGGAATACTATCAAAAAGAAATGAATGTAAGTTTAAATAAAGTTAACCTATCTCATTATATAAGCGGTAGAAATGAACCAAATAAAGAAAAAGTTAGATTGCTGGCGAAAACACTAAAAGTTTCGGAAGCTTGGTTGAGTGGATTTGACGCACCAAAAGACTTGGTATTAACTAAATCGGAATTGTTTAAACATTATGATATGATCCATCAAACCGATAAATTAGCGTTAGATGCAAAATATCTCGAAGAGAAATACCCGAATGATACTATTATAGGAGATATTATCTCTAACTATGATAAGTTAGAAGAAAAAGGGCGACAGTCATTGCTACAATATTCTGATATATTGCTAGAAGCCTCTTATCAAGCCGACGGCTACGATATAGTCGCTACAATGGTAGATAGTTCAATGCAACCATTATATCAAACGGAAGAACGGCTAATGGTAACATTTGGTTATGATTTTAAAAACGGAGAAATATACTTGTTAGAATATGAAAAAGATGTGTTGATAAGGAAAGTATTTTACAACGAATACAATATAAGTTTAGTTCCACTCAACGAAAATTATCCAATTATTAAAATCACATTTCCGATAGATAAACACTTCAAAATAATCGGAAAAATAATAGGAAAAATAACCCATTAACTTGGGTTATTTTCGAAAGGAAATATAATATGAAAAGAGTAGCAATATACGCTCGTGTGTCAACACAGGAGCAAGTAGAAAATGGTAACTCGTTAGAATTTCAAATAGACAAGTTAAAAGCATATTGCCAACTTCATGAATTGAAGATAGTAGGAGAATATATCGACGCTGGAGTAAGTGGTGCTAAATTCAGTAGACCTGCTTTAGACAGATTAAAAAACGATATAGAAAAAATAGATATAGTATTGGTATACAAAATAGATAGATTATCTCGTACAATAAAAGATACTATGTTGTTAATCGAAGATATATTCAAGCCAAACAACGTGGATCTAATAAGTCTATCAGAAAATTTTGACACCTCACAAGCTGTGGGTATGGCGATGATAGCTGTAATATCAACTTTCGCCCAACTAGAGCGTGAAACGATAAAAGAGCGTATGATAGCGGGAAAACTGCAAGCTGTTAAGAATGGTAAATATATAAATCGACCTCCGTTTGGGTATATAAAAAAAGACGGTAAAATTTTGAAAGATGAAAAAACTGAGGGTTGTGTAAAATTCATTTTTGACTGTGTTTTAGAAAGAAAAAGTTTAAGCAATATTGTTAGCATGTTGCAAATGAGTGAATATAGTAAATTAAGAAAATGGAATGTCACCGCCATTAGTAGAATGGTAAAAAATAATATTTATTGCGGTCACACGGAAACGTTCGGAACAATTCAAAAAAATACTCACGAAAGATATATAACAGACGAACAACAAAAGCATATGCTTGAGTTAATCACGGAAAGAAAAACACATAGTTCAAAAAGCGCTAAAAATAAAATACCAGCTTTATTTCGTGGTATTATCTCTTGTCCAAAATGTCAACGTAGATTAACACCAGCGAATAAAAAAACAAGTAACGGCGGTAAATTAATTTATTATCGTTGTATTAATTGTTTAAAAAATAAACAATCAATTTTTAGTGTTCCAGAACGAAAATTCGAAAAAAAATTACTTGATTTTTTAAAGTATGATTTTAAAATCGAGTTTAAAAAGTCAGAAATAGAAAAAAAAGACTATTCAAAAATATTGAATAATCTTGAAAATAAAAAAATCAAATTACAAAGAGCGTGGTTAAATGAATTACTAACTGACGAAGAATTGGGGAAATTGCAAAATGAAATTAATGAACAAATCAAAGTAATCGAAAAAGAAAAAAACGACTATAATTTAATGGTTGAAAATTCTAAAAAACTAAAGAACACCTCAGTTATAGTATCCAATTTTGAAAATCTTTATACCAAAATGAATAACAACGAAAAGATAGAATTTTTAAACACGATAATAAAAGAAATAAAAATCAAAGTCGAACCTAAAAAAGTTAATGTAATCAATAAGTACGAAATAAATATAATTGATATAATATTTAGATAAAAAGTAGTAACTCTTGCACACTTGTATTAATTAATGTACAGGAGTTACTACTTTTTTTATTTATTTCTTAAACAATTTAAAGTAAATTCATGTTGATTAATTACCCTTTCGTAATCTTCAATACTGAACATATAAGATTTGTCCTCATCTTCAAAATCCACTTGAAAAGCTAATTTTTCATAATCTTCATCGTTCATATATCCTAAGTGTGCTTTTAATTCTTCAACTGAATAACAACAAGTAATATCATTTGGATCATTTTCTTTCCAATAACTAACTGTAGCCCCTTCTTCAAGCACCAACTCATTTACTACCGCCATTAATTTATCGTAATTTTTCATTTTTAATTCCTCCATATATCTCATTAATTTTTCCGCTGTTTTAAGTGTCATATTTTCTATTTTCCTACTGCCGTTTCTGTAATTTTGTATCATGCTTAACGTTACACCACTATCTTTTGCCAAACGGTAATCTGTTATTTCACTATTGAAAAGTTCTTCTATTTCTCGCATTGCTTTTTTAATCATATAAATCACCTCCTATGCTACTGAAACGTTTGCGTATGCTTTATTAAATACGCTTTTTGGTATCCATTTTTCAAATAATCCGTATTCTGTAAAGAATGCGATTTTGTATGCTTTTTCTGTTTCTTTAACTATTTTTTCATCTTCTAAGTAGATAAGCATTTGTGCTTGTGCGTTTGTAAATTCTTTTTTGTAAAACCATTTAGCGATGCCGTAAACATATTTTTCGCTTTCTTTGTCAAAGTCTTTAACTTCTTGTGCTGTTCCTAATCTGTAGATTGCACTTTCAACTGCTTCATTTCCGAAAC